GTTAATAAAAAAACGTATAAGTGAAATTAAAAGTATTGCAAATACTCTTAAGCCTGTTCCGAATTTATTTGATAAACGAGGCAATGATGCGATTGTTAAAGCGAAGGAAGAGCTTAAAAAGCTTGTAGAGCAGTATGGCAAAGGCACAGGGTCAGGAAATAGGTTTTCTAATACTATTGCGGGTTTAAATCGCCAGCTTGGCGGTTTTAACCGCATTCTGAGCAATGTAAATATCAAGAGCGACGAATTTACGCAAGCCCTTGCTGCTTCTGAAAAGGTTTCTCGGCGTTTGGCTCGGGCTGAAGCAGAAAGGCTAAAGGTTCAAACTCAGATCAACACTGCCAATACCGTTGGTCGGGCGACATCAGTTCAAGAAACACTTGATCTTGGCAAGATCATTCCAAAATCAGTTGCAGGATTAGAGTTTTATCAAAGAGAGCTAGAAGATACGCTGCGAACCGTGCGAATTGGTTCGCAGGATTATCGAGACCTTGCTCGTGCAATAGCTGATGTCAACCGACAGCTTCAAGTTGCTCAGGGCCAGGGGCCAGTTCAAGGGCCAGCACTGCCTCCAGGATTTAACGAAAAAGGGCGCATTCCTGGCCCTGGCCGTAGGGGAAGTCGTTTTCAAGATATTGCGACAGGCGCAGGTTTCCCTCTGTTGTTTGGCGGTGGGCCTTTTCAGGCGCTGGCAGGCGGCATCGGTGGAGCAGTTGGAGGGCTTGGCGGATCTATTGCTGGTTCTGCGATTGCGTCTCAACTAGAAGGCTTTGCACGAGCTGCAGCCGAAACAGGCGTGGCACTAACTTCTACTGCTGGAGCACTTGAATTCGTTCGAGAGAAGTCTTTGTTTAGCAGCGAGCAGAGTAGAGAGCTTGCTGCTCAACTAGAAGAGCAAGGCGACGTTGCTGGATTGGCAACACTTCTTACGGATGAACTGGTTAAAAAGGTTGGAAACTCGGGAGTTGCAGCCTTAAGTGATCTTGGTGATACAACGAAGGAGACAACAGCTTTGTGGAACCAGCTGACTACTCAGCTGCAGATTCTTATTTCAGGCCCTCTAAATAACTTCTTGAAACTTGTTAATAATGCAATAGGTGGAATCAATGAAGCGTTGAAGCCTACTGCTAGAGAAGATTTTACGGCAATACGAGACAGGATCTTAAAAAGCGGAGATGCCGCTGCTATTGCTCAAGTGCAAGCTATTGAAGCAGGTGTTACTTCAACTAGAAAGCTTAATACGCAACAAAAGCGCAAAGGAATGAGCGCTTCTTTCTTGACTGAAGAAGGCGCTGCAGCGGGCTTGGAGCAGCTAAAAGCGGCTGGACTGCTGCCTAAAATTCCTGTAACGCTTGAAGATAAGCGTACTATCACGCCACAAACAACAGACGCTGAGCGGCTTGCCAAAAGAACTCAGCAACAAAGTACAGCCGCTGCAAACAGGCTTGCACTTTCAGAGGCTGAGCTTCGTATAGCCAAAGAAACCAGTGAGCTTTCAAAAATAGATCTTGAGTTTGACTTGAAGCGCACGCGAGTGCAACAGCGGTATGCCAAGTTGATTTCTAAGTCTTTGTCTGACCAGGAGAGAGAAAGACTTGAAAAAGCGCAAAAGCTTGATCTTGAGCTTTTAAGTGTTCAGCGAAACGAAAAAATTAGCGGGCACATGCGTGATCAGTTCCAATCTGCTATGCAGCTAAATGAAGAGCTTATGGAAATTATTCCACAAGCCACTGTGCTTAGCGATGAATTTAAATCTTTGGCCAATACTATTAACAATGAAATTGTTAGCGGAATTGAGGGGATGATTGATGGAACGAAGACTTTAGGCCAGGTAGCTAGCAGCATGTTGAAAAAGATTGCCAACCAAATGCTGCAAATGGCAATTATGGGTCAATCAGGCTCTGGCGGTATTGGCGGATCACTGCTTTCGGCAATCGGAGGCATTTTTGGCTTTGGCGGTGGTGGCAGTGGTTTCACTTCTCCTGGTGTACTGACTTCTGATCTTGATTTCTCAGGGGCTTTTGCTAACGGTGGGCGTCCCCCAATCGGAAAAGCAGCACTTGTTGGCGAACGTGGTCCTGAGTTGTTTGTTCCCCGGACCACTGGAACGATTGTTCCGAACCACGCGATGGGCAGCGCTACCGTAAACGTGGCCGTCGATGCTTCTGGGTCGTCTGTTGAAGGCAATGCTGATCAAGCCGCACAACTCGGCAAAGCCATCGGCGTTGCAGTACAACAAGAATTGATCAAGCAGAAACGCCCTGGAGGATTGCTTGCTAGCTAATGGCTGACTTCCCTGATTTTGATCCCGCACCGGGTCTAACCAAATCGAGCGCACCAGTCACCAGGACGGTGCGTTTCGGAGACGGATTTGAAAAACGCCTGAGCTACGGTCTGAACCAGAACCCTAAGATTTTTAACCTGACATTTAACGTTTCAGAGTCCGAATCGGACACGATCGAAGCCTTTTTGGATGCACGCGCTGCTGATGCAGACAAATTCACTTACACACCGCCTGGCGAGGCAAGCGCGTTGAAGTTTGTCTGCGAACAATGGAGCAAGTCAATTCCATTCCATGATCGTGCGGTGATTCAAGCAACGTTCCGTCAAGTCTTTGAACCGTAATGGCAGTTGCATCTTGGGCCGCTAGTACCGCATTTTCTGTTGGTGACATCCGACGTGCCACAACAGAGCAGCCGTCTGGCTTGTTTTTTCGGTGTTCTACTGCTGGAACATCAGCAAGCTCGGAACCCGGCTGGCCAAACATGGTTGGCGATACGGTTACGGATGGAACGTGTGTCTGGACTGCGATCGCGTCAGCTTTTGAGGAGCTGGCGAAGATTAACCCCAGCGCGATTATCGAGCTGTTTGAACTGAGGCTGGACTCAACGTTGCACGGCAGCAGTGATGTTTACCGCTTTCATGCCGGGGTAAACGCTGCTGTCAGCGGCAACATTGTTTTTAACGGCCAGACATACACTCGCATTCCGATCAAGGCTGATGGTTTTGAGTACAGCAACACCGGCACGCTGCCACGTCCGACGTTGTCGATCAGCAACTTAGACAGCACCATGACCACGCTTTTGCTGCTGGTCAACGCAACAACTGCAGGCAATGACCTTGGTGGAGCGGAAGTGCGTCGAATTAGAACGCTCAAAAAGTACCTTGACGGTGAGAGCACAGCTGATCCAAATGCACGTTTTCCGGAAGAGCGATGGTTTGTGGATCGGAAGGCTAGTGAATCACGGGACGCTGTGACTTTTGAGTTAGCTAGCAAGTTTGATTTGGCGGGGCAGAAGATCCCTAAGCGACAGGTAATCGCCAACGTTTGCCAGTGGAAGTACCGCAGCAGCGAATGCAGCTACACCGGCAGCAACTACTTTGACGTGAACGGCAACAGCGTCAGCACGTTGGCCGAGGATGTTTGCGGCAAGCGTGTGGCCAGCTGCAAGCTGCGGTTTGGCAACACAGCCGAGCTGCCGTTTGGATCGTTCCCTGGTGCTGGCCTAACCCAGTGATGCAACTGTCAGACGAGTTGCGGGCTGAGATCTTGCAACACGCTAAGGCTGAAACGCCGAAAGAGTGTTGCGGGTTGGTTGCTGTGGTTAAGGGGCGGCATCGGTACTTTCCATGCCAGAACATTGCAGACACCCCTGATGAGCACTTTGTTCTCAGCGGCTGGAACGAAGTAGAAGATCAGGGCGAGGTGGTGGCGATCGTTCACAGCCATCCAAAGACCAACCCAGAGCCATCAACAGCGGATCGCGTTGCCTGCGAGAAGTCAGAGCTGCCATGGTTTGTCGTCAACCCAAACACTGAAGGTTGGGGTTACTGCGAGCCATCAGGGTTCCAGCTGCCGTATGTGGGACGTGAGTTCGTGTTTGGCGTGGTGGACTGCTACACGCTTGTGCGGGACTGGTACGCAAGGGAGTACGGCATCCAGTTGCGGGACTATGACCGCAGAGACAAGTTCTGGGATCGCGGCGAAAACTTGTATCTAGACAATTTTGCTGCTGAGGGGTTTCGCAAGATTCCTGTTGAAGAGGTGCAGCGCGGTGACTTGATTTTGATGAATCTGGTCTCACCGTTACCGAACCATGCAGCGATCTACATGGGTGATCAGCAGGTGCTGCATCATGTGCAGGGCAGGCTATCTAGCAGGGATGTCTATGGCGGTTACTATGGGAAGAGCACTGCCTGCGCCTTGAGGCATGAAAGTCGTTAAGGTCTATGGCGCTTTGCGTAAACGGCTTGGTCAATGCCGGTTTGAGTTTGACGTAGCAACACCAGCACAGGCTATTAAAGCCTTATGCGTCAACTTTCCAGGGCTAGATAAGTGGTTAATTGATAGTGAAAAAGACGGTGTTGGTTATCGAGTAGCAGTTAGTAAAGAAAAAATAACTCAAGAAAACGTTGCCCCTTTGTTAATGCCATTTAGTGACCAAGAGGTGTTCAGCATTACGCCTGTAGTTGCTGGTGCAGGCCGTGGTACTGGTCAAATTCTTGCGGGACTCGGGATAATAGCTGCTTCAGTTTTTATTCCTGGTCTTGGTATCGGTTTAAGCGGTGCTGTAGTGACGAAGGTGGGATTATTTGGCGGCGCATTGCTTTTGGGAGGTATTGCTCAAGCTATATCTCCACAGCCAAATTTAGACAGCACTCTTGACGAATCAGTGCAGCTGGAGTCATTTACCTTCTCTAATGTTGTAAATACTCAGCGACAGGGAATGCCCGTGCCAATCGCTTATGGGCGTTTGTTTGTTGGATCGGCTGTGCTGTCGAGCGGCCTAGATGTTGATCAGGTGCAGGTATGACTCAGACTCATTACATCCAAGGCGCTGGTGGTGGCGGCGGTAAAGGTGGTGGTGGCGGCAACAGAACGCCTACTGAGGCAGACGACACTCTGCAGTCCGTACAGTTTGCCAATGTTCTCGACCTCATCAGCGAAGGCGAGATTCAGGGGCTAGACGACGGCAACAAAAGCATTTTTCTAGACGACACAGCTGTTCAGAACGCTGACGGGACCAACAACTTTGCTGGTTACACCGTTGTTACCCGCAACGGCACACAAGCGCAGAACCATATCCCTGGCCCGTTCAATGCTGTGGAGCGGGAAACAGCAGTTAGCGTTGAGGTGACAAACGGTTCACCTGTTACTCGCAGCATTACGGACACAGATGTTGATCGTGTGCGTGTCACGTTGACTGTTCCATCGCTGCAGATTCTTGAAGATGATGGTGATGTTGTTGGCCATAAAGTCAACATCAAAATTCAAGTCCAGTACAACGGCGGTGGATACAACGACGTTATTAACGACACGATCAGCGGCAAAAGCAGCAACCGCTATCAGCGTGATTATCTGATTGACCTTACCGGCAGTCATCCTGTTGATGTGCGGATGGTGCGTGTTAGCGCAGATGAGACCAGCCAAAAACGAGCAAGCACAACGATTTTCCAGAGTTTTACTGAGATTATCGATGACAAGTTCCGTTATCCAAACTCTGCGCTCGTTGCTCTGCGTTTTGACTCGCGCCAGTTCAGCAACATTCCGTCTCGCAAATACTTGATTCGTGGAATCAAGGTCAAGATTCCAAGCAACGCGACTGTAGATACAACCACGCATTTGGGGCGTTTGACCTATTCCGGCATTTGGGACGGTACGTTCCAAGCTGCTACTTGGTGTTCAGATCCTGCGTGGATTTTGTATGACCTGTTGATTTCTGAGAGATACGGCGCAGGTGTGCCTGAAGGCACGCTCGACAAGTACGACTTTTTTGCAGTGAGCCAATACTGCAACGCTCTTGTCTCAGATGGTGCGGGTGGCCAAGAGCCACGTTTCAGCTGCAATATGCTGATCAACAGCAGGGATGAGGTTTACAACGTCATCCAGCAGATGACAGCCATCTTTCGTGGCATTGCCTATTACAGCGCCGGCTCGCTGACCCTGTTGCAGGACAAGCCTTCTGACCCTCAATACCTGATCGGTCAAAGCAACGTTATTGAGGGCATCTTCGAGTATTCAGGAACGTCTCAGAAGGCCCGTCATACCGTCGCTGTTGTGGCTTGGCAGTCCTACGACACCCGTGGCGATCAAGAGTATGAATACGTTGAGGACCATGCTGCTGTCGCCAAGTACGGCATCATCAAAAAAGACATCAAAGCCATTGGTTGTTACAGCCAAGGCCAAGCGCATCGGATCGGCAAATGGGCACTGCTGTCTGAACAGAACCTGACTGAAACGTGTCAGTTCAGCGTTGCGATTGAAAGCGGCATTGTGCTGCGCCCTGGGATGGTAATTGATATTGCAGACCCTACCCGTGCCGGAGCGCGTCGTTCAGGTCGCGTTAAATCTGCAACTACAACAAAAATTACAACAGACAGCAGTAACGGATTGAGTGCAGCATTGGCTGCTGCCAACAATCCCAAGCTTTCAGTCTTGCTGTCTACTGGTTTGGTTGAGCAAAAAAATGTGCCGGTTGGCGGTATTACGGTGCTGACGGATGGAACGGCAGAAATCGACGTTGACAGCGCATTTAGCGAGACACCAGCTGCTGGATCGGTATTTTTGTTCCAGAACGACGAGGTTCAATCTCAGCAGTTCCGCGTTGCTTCTGTTGCTGAGTCTGAGGATGGCATTTATGGGGTAAGCGCGATTGCTTACAACAGCACGATTTACGACGCTGTTGAAGCTGACGTTGCTCTGACTACGCGCAGCATTAGCAATCTGTCTGCTATCCCGAACGCGGTGGACAGCATCGACAACGAGGAGTTCCTTTATGAGGACGGCTCCAGCGTGTTTGTTGGTTCGTCAATCAGCTGGAACCATGATCGTCAAAACGTCAACGACTTCCGGGTGCAATACCGGATCGACAATGACAACTGGGAAACGGTGCAAACCGCATCGCCATCGGTCACGCTGCGGAACTTGCGTGCTGGCACGTTGTATGTGCAAATCTCAGCTCGCAACTACTTAAACAAGAGCAGCCGAATCACGTCTGCCACGTTCATTCTTGTCGGTAAAACTGCTGCACCTGGCAATGTCACCGGGTTCAGCATGATTCCGGTCAATGGTCAGGCTCGATTGAGCTGGAACCAATCAACTGACCTTGATGTCCGTGTTGGCGGTGTGGTGCGTTTGCGTCATTCGCCTAATTTGTCTGGCGTGACTT